GTTCGAGGGCAACCCAGGGTTTCGCCCCGATGTCCTAGACATTGGTGGCGGCTTTTCCGGCAATTCCGCCAACGACGGCTTCTTTCGGAACGAGTTGGCGCCGCTCATTCGGCACGAAATGAGGACTTTGCCGTTCGAAAAGGTGATTGCCGAACCGGGGCGCTTCTTTGCCGAGGAGAGCTGTTCGTTGACCGTGCCCGTCATCGGCCGCAAGGTCATGCCCGACGGAACGCACAGTATTACCATCGACGAGTCGGTATACGGTGTGTTTTCGGGTGTACTGTTTGACGGATTCAAACCGACCTTTCATTGCCCGAGTCGCAAGCCGTACGGCGAGATGGTGCCGCATACGGTATTTGGTCGGACGTGTGACTCGGCGGATGTGATTGCAAAAGACGTGTGGTTGCCGAAAGAGATCGACGATTCAGACGTCCTGGATGTTCCGAATATTGGCGCTTATTCGTGGGTGTCGCTGTCGACCTTTAACGGGTTCGAGCCGCCGACTATACAAGTCCTTTCTTAGTCGTGCGAAGAGGCATCTTAGCAGTCTTCTTGCCTCCACCCCCCATGCGGCGGCGACCGTAGACTGCCGCAGCGAGCGCCGAGCCCGCCAGCAGCAGGTCTCCCATAAACCCTCCCCGGTGCTTCCGAGTCTTCCGAGTCTTCCGAACCGAACGACGGCGACGACCTCCCGTTGCAATATCGTCTTGGGCCATTATACACTATCTCGGATTTTTTGTTTGACGATCGGGTGCTCCAACATCTCCTCGTCCGTCAACTCGACGTCGTCCCGATATATGGGCTGGACCCACGAGAGAAATGCACGGTGAGTAATGTCGCCTAAAAACTCTTCAAACGACGCTCCGCCGTTCGCAATGGGGTAGCCGTTGACGTCCCAGTGCGTCCACGCCGCCAGGAGCACGGGGCGCACCGTGGCCTGCAGGATTCCGTAGACGTGCGTGATTTGCTCCTCGACAATGATCTGGCAAAACGGGCACTGTTTGCGATAGGTTTCGTACTTGTCGGCGTGCGTCTCGGTGTGGCCATCACGGAACGCAGACAGAATCCGCTGAGTGCGATTAGAGAGAAGAGTGTCGGAAGACATCCGTACACAACTGCGAAAAATGGAGGATCTTATACCTGTTAAAGTCGCTACGTAGTAAGTTCTTTTTGAACAAGGCGTCCTTTAGGTCGGTAAACAGCATGCGAAGCTCGTGCTCAGGCGTCAATACTCGGCCGTTGGGCGTCGGCAACGACGGCGTACGCAGCCACTCAATCAGACCCGGCGGTGTCGGCTCCATTATCCGATACATTCAGAACCCGTGTAAACGAGAACTCTTTGGATACGAGTTCTCGCTTTTTGCGATCGACAATGTACTCGAAGCACGCCTCTGCCTCGGTCCGAGTTCCGGCGGCTCCCCGAAAGAAGTCCTGCAGCAGGAGGGACAGGTCCTTCTTGCTGAGCGACCACGGCTTGCTCCACGTCTCGGGGCGCTGAATCTTGACCACCGAGTCGGGCAGTTCGAGCTTGTCCAGCGTCGCAAACACCGAGCGCCTGAGAATGTCCGACATTTCCTCCTCGGCCAGCTTCTTTTCCTCCCGCAGCTTTTGCACCTGTTTGTTGAGCTCCTTGAGCTTGTCGTCCCGGTCCCGAAACGTCCGCACCGCCTTGACGAGATCACGCTGGTCAATCTGCGTCGTATTCATTCTTGTACCTTTCGCCGGCGGTACAAAAACAAAGATCCGTTTTGAACAATGGATCCCAAGCAGGTCGAAGCCCTCCGCAAAGCTTATAATGAAGAACACCCCAAGGAGAAGAAGATAGCAAAGGGACCAAACGCCTGGAGCGAAATAACGAAGCGTCTGAAAAAGGTCTGCGACGATGCGACGCTGGCGTGCATCACTCACGCCCTCGTCCGCAAACCGGCAGCACCCATCAGCTGGGCGACCAACGGCTCGGAATGGCTGTCTTCGGACGATATCGACAAGTCCCAAGAGTACTATAGCGAACTCATTCCCGACTACTACTATGTAGGCAGCGTCCCCATCGACTTTGACCGCCGCAAAAAGACGGGGCAGTGCCTCGTCTCGTCCCTCTGCAGTCTCGCCATCGATAAGCTATACAAGAAGGGTTACCGCCGAGTGGGTGTGGTCTTCAACACGGACGACAGCGATGGACCTGGGGAGCACTGGATTGCGGCTTTTGCTGACTTTCAGACTTCAGCTCCCACCATAACCTTTTTTGACTCGTATGCCCAGGATCCCGAGCCCGAAATCCAGGAGCTCATGCGGCGCTGGAAGCAGCAGCTCGACGACATGGGAAAGTTTTCAAAGCCAACCGAGCTCCGTCATAACGATATCCGCCACCAGTACGGGGACGGGCAGTGCGGGATGTACTGTGTGTATTTTCTCCACTGCTGTCTCTTTAACATTCCGATGGACCGCAAGGTGCCCGACCCCATCATGAAGCATATGCGCCGACTCTTTTTCGAGTTTAAAGATCGTCGGAGTAAATAACAATGTGGGGTCCAGTACTGATTCTTTTGATTACTGCGGTCGTGTTTCTCGCAATCGTCGCCGTTATCAGCGTCACCTTTCCGTACCCGATGAATCCCGAGGTGGCCACCCAGAACCTGGACGCCTACAATACGAGAGAGTCCTTTGGCAACGGTGCTCCGGTCGGCTGCCCGAGCGACTTTACTCTCTGCGACTACTACATGGCCTCCTCGGGCCTTTCCGTCTACGCAGGAAAATCGGCGTACGACTACATCTACTCTACATCACTGACCAAGGTGATTCTCGGCGGCGCTCGGCTCGTAGATCTTCACGTATACCAAGTGAACAAGAAACCAGTCGTGGGGTACGCCAACTCCAAGACCAAGAACATGTACTCGTACAATACCATTCCGTTCGAAGAATGCTGCCTGGCCATCGCCAACACGGCCTTTGCGGCGGATACGACGGGCAGCAAGAATCCCTTTGTCCTCTCGATCGACTTTCACACGAACAGCAATACAACCATGACCGACTGCGCTGAGATACTCAAGACGACTCTGCGCAAGTTCATGCTGCCGTCCGAGTACAGCTACAGCCGCAAGGACTTGGCCATCGAGCCCGTCTGCAATCTTACGGGCAAGCTGATTGTTGTCAGCGGTAAGCAGACCAAGGGCAACGGCATGGAGGAAATGGTCAATATGACCTGGGGGACGGGCAGCCTGCGACGAGTGTCCTTTACCGAGGCTACACAGACCTACGACGCCCAGGGGGACACGGACTACAATCGCCGCAAGATTACCATGGTCGTGCCCGACGACGACACGACGAATCTCAACAACAAAAAGGCTGAGCTCTGCTTTGCGTACGGCTGCCAGTGGGTCGCCATGAACTACGGCAGCCTCGACGGAGCTATGGACACCTATGTAGGCAAGTTCATCGAGAGCCCGTTTGTCCTGAAGCCCGAACCTCTGCGTTTCAATCCAGTCAAGGAGATTCCAGTGACGATCCAGGACCCAGCGCTGAATCTCAACCGAGAACACGAAATATCGAGCCCCCTCGGAAAATTTGAGATCAAGCCCGAAAAGTCCTATCGCACTCACTCCAAATAATCTCTGGCCCAAGAACAATGAACAGTGCTATTCCCCCAAACGAGAACCCCCAACAACTTCCGTATGGCGGTCCGCCTCCGGGCACTGGGCTTGTAAACGGCGGAGAGCAGACGGGCGCTCCAAAGGGCGGTCGCCGCCGCAGCCGTGGACGCCGCAGCCGTCGCAAGTCGATGAAGGGCGGTATTCTAGCGGGACAGATGTCGGGCGGGCGCCGCCGCAGCCGACGCAGTCGTGGCCGTCGCATGCGGGGTGGCGAGCTGTACGGATTTGCCGGAGGCCCGTATGCCGGTGGACCTGATCCTGCACTCGCTGACGGAAACGTCCGTGTTCCTCCGCCGGCAGCCGAACAAGTTGTAGACCCACTGACTGCTGGCGACAAGGATGACCCGAAGCTGTTTTCGGGCGGCCGCCGCCGCAGCCGCAAGGCCAGTCGCAAGAGCGGCAAGATGTCCCCCTGGCTGGAGCACGTCATGG